ATGCAGATTGCTAGGCGTACTCGACCTAAATTCATCCTCTTTGAAAACGTTGCAAATACAATCAGTCACGCCAAAGGGGAGACTTTCCAACACATACTCCATGAAATTGCCAAAGCAGGGTACAATGCTGAGTGGAGCATTATATCAGCAGCAGATGTGGGAGCCTGTCACCTCCGCAAACGTATCTGGATTATTGCCTACGCCAACGACCCAAGATACTATCGCACATCCAAACGCCACAATCACGAGTACGGGGAGGAGACTATCGTCCAATGGTACGAGTCACAGCCTCAACATACAAGACAAGTTGACGCTATTACCAACACCCAGAGCGAGCGAGTGGAAGGGCATAGGGGTCAAGGGGTCACCAAGCAGCTTGAGGTGGGCAAAGCAGGGCTACTTGACTGGAGTGATACAAGAATCAGACTCAGTCCCGACTGGCGTACCTACGCATCTCAACCCATGCTTCGTAGAGGAGATGATGGGCTATCCCGTAGGGTGGACAGACTTAAATGCCTAGGCAATACAATATGTCCGCAAACCGCAACAATTCCCCTGAACCGTATCAAACAACTTGACGCTCTCCTCCAGCATAGCTAATATGTTGGATGAGGGTCTCACCCTCTACTGTTCACTTACTTTAACCGTTATGTATCCACAAGAACGTACCTCCACTGTAGTTCGCAGCATAGATGTCAACCCATTGACTGGCTATGCCAAAGTAGAACTACTCTCTGGTGCAGTCTACGAGTACCACAATGTATCTCGTAAGGCATGTGCCAATCTACTTGCACAACCTAACATGTCACTAGGCTTCTGGTTCAACAAGAACTGCAAGGCTAATGGTGTTAAGTGTAAGCAACTTAAAGATGTCAACCTCTCTACCAAGTGGTCAGAGTTCAAAAAGACCTATGCTCACAACTAAAATGTCAATGACTGTTACTTTCGACAAGTCTGTAGCCCCCTCTCTTTTAGAGGGTGGTTACAACTACACACCATCTGGAAACAACACCGTCCAAGTTTACTTTGGATATGACCAAGACAGGGATATCTATGATATCTTAGCTGAAGCTGGGCTTGAGCATGTCGCTGACTCTGTTATCTACACTGACTACTTCAATGAAGATAATTGACAATGAGATCTATCAAGCCTACAAATCAGGGCAAGCTAAACAATGCAAAGAATGTGGAGAAATCAAGCTCCTCAAAGACTTCCCACTATTTAGTACTGTGGGAGCAGGTCGTAAAAATACTTGCAAACATTGCTCCAATGCGTTAGCTACGATCAGACGTAGACTACGTAGGCACAACCCTCCACCATCATCAGCTGGAGACTGTCCCGCCTGTGGTAGGCATACTACAAAGTGGGTACTAGACCATGACCACACCAACAACAGGTTCAGAGGTTACATATGCGACTCATGTAATGTAGCCTTTGGCAAGTTTGGTGATGACCCAAACACAATGCAACGTTCACTTCACTGGCTTCAATCACATGGCTGACATCATTAAATTCCCAAAGGACAAAGAGTACATCGAGACCTTTGACTCCTTTGATGACCCTATCGTGTACACTGTATCACGTACATCTGACTTCTCACTAGAGAGTACAATATGTGGAGTATTCAACTCTGCTGATGCTGTAATCATACGACTTAAGCGTCTCCTGGAATCTCCAGTAAGAGACGGTGAGAAGTATATGGTAGAGACTCACACTCTCAGAGACCAACAAAAAGAGGAGGGTTTAAACTAATGACAATAGATTTTAGTTCACTACCTCCAGAGCATACATGCAAGGACGCTCGCTCACTCCAACAAATCTACGAAGACAACATTCAGCATGAGCATGATGTCTTTAGAAGAAATGTTGATAGTACACTTCAGTACTACTACAACCAATACTGCACAAGGACATGGGGTAATCGCTTCGTTGATCGCCTAACAGATGACCCTGACATGACAATCAGAGAGTTCTTTGAAAATGCAGCTTGTGACGAGGAGGATGAAGAATGAGTACACCACACCATGACGAACGACTAGAGTCTATACTTGAGGAAGTTATACAAGCTTTCCCATACTATTCACTCGACAAGCAAGAAGAGATTGCTAGAAAACGTTTTGAGGAGGAACTTATTTGAAACCAGAACATGACGAGTGGGTCTACCCATTCTACGGTATTGTAGCCGTTATTGTATTCATGTCTATCGCTAACGTCATTGTTATTGAAGGTAGACATAAACCAGCCAACCCAGTTATTAGACAACTAATAGACAGAACATGAAAAAAGTTTATCCAAACCGCATACGTGAGCTTAACAAATGGAAAGCTACTGACCAATTAACAATGGTTAGTATGGAAGATGGTATGTATGCAGCTGACAACTGGAGACTACCACCTAGTCACCTCTGTATTGTACGAGCTGAACTTCCCGATGGTACAATTAAAGAACGTTCCTATCGTTTACAGAAAGCTGCTAACTCCTTCATGTTACAGCTCATAGCGAATGGAGCTAACTTTCACCTCATGACTCATGAATCACTAAAAACCACCGACTTTAAATGACACTCAATCCACATGACTTATCTGAACTACTAGACCGTTTAGGTTATTATGTTGATGATGACACAGGAGAGGTCATGATCGAGCTAGATCCCTGTGGCCCTCCCATCATTGACAAGTTTCTAACTGTACTAGCAGTGCAAGGTCAACTAATTATGAAACGTAATGCAGAGTATGAACTAGGTTTCTACTTGCCTAATTGGAGATGTTTCAATAGTATGGAGGAGTACTGTCAAGTATTCCCACATGAACCTCAGTGTAAAATCTATGACTAATCTAACACAACATCAAATTGACCACCTCGATGACTACGAATATTCCCTCTTCCTTGCCTATGGAGACTCCTTCAAACCTACAGCGACAGTTCCTCCTGGAACAGGAAGCTATAAGCTGCGGGAGACAAAGACTACAAGACTCTTTGACGAAGTTAGAGGAGAAATCGTACGCCTCGGCTTCCGTGTACGGGGTCGCATCAATAAGAGAGGCGTTGCCCTATTTAATGGAGCATATCGAGATCACCTTCGCAAAGTTAAAAAACGGGCAAGCTGGTAAGTTCTTCAAACCTATTGCAGAGCATATCAATGAGCTTGAACCGTTAGCTATTGCAACTATCCTACTCAAGATAGTATTCGACAAAGTGTTTACCTTTGATCGTAATGCTGATCTAATCGTACCTATGATGACTGCCATTGGTGGAGCATTGGAGTCAGAGTGTAAGTTTCGTTGGTACAAACGTGAGCATCCTACTATTATGGGATACATAGAACGTGTGTATTTCCACGAGGTTACAGGTACACAACAAAAGTTAAAGATCGCCAGTGAAAAGTTTGGAGAACGCAATATCAGGTGGAACGCTTGGTCAACAAAGACTAAGATATCACTAGGTAGATGGGGACTCACAGCAGTTATGGAATCCACTGGTTGGTTTACAGTAGATAAACGTAAGACAAGGAGAAAGAAGTACGAATACCGTGTTGTTGCCACAGATGACTTTAACAACAAACGGAACGAACTGATTAAGACTGCTGAGTTATTCAGTGGCATACCTTGGCCTATGTTAGTTGAACCAGATGACTGGGGATACGATGAAGAAGGTAACATAATTTATGGGGGATATCTTACAAATAGTATGATGAAGGGTCACGAATTAACTAGACGTGGCAACCCCACCATTAAACACGGGGATACCCCTTTAGCTTTTATTAACAAGCTACAGAAGGTAAAATACCGTGTGAACTCTCATGTTCTAAGAACTGCCGAGTATCTGAAAGAGAAGGGAAGGGTAGTAGGGAAGTTCATTCCAATTTCCCCAGCGTTCAAACCTCCTCGTCCTCCTGATGCAGAGGAAGATGCGAAGAAGAACTTGCTATGGCGAAGAGCTATGGCAGAAGCACACACAGCTGATCGTATTAATTTTAAGAGATCAGTAAGAACAAGAACACAATTAGAGGCAGCTGAAAAGTTTAAGGATGACGAGTTCTACCTATGCTGGTCGTTTGACTATCGTGGTAGAGCCTACCCTATTCAAGCTTTTCTTACACCACAAGACACAGACTTTGGTAAATCATTATTACGGTTTGCTGATGAGTCTTTAGTTACAGAGACAGCTGACACATGGTTAGCTTTCCAAGTAGCCACTACCTTCGGGCTTGATAAAGCTCCGATAATAGAGAGGTTACAATGGGTTGATAGTAACAGAGACTTAATCACAAGGATTGCAACAGATCCGATAGTACATCTCTCAGATTGGGAGAATGTAGAAGAACCTTGGCAGTTTATGGCTGCCTGTCATGAGTACTACCACTGCTGTATAGCTTGTGATAAGGATACTACTGGTCTGATGGTAGCTGTAGATGCCACATGTAGTGGTCTACAAATACTAGCTGGTCTTGCTAAAGATCAGAGTACAGCTGAGTTAGTCAATGTCGTTCCGTCTAAACAACCGAGCGATGCTTACAAAGCTGTAGCAGAAAAGGCTAAAGAGTTCCTACCGAGTTACATGCACCCTTGGATGACTCGTTCCGTGTGCAAACGCACAGTGATGACGATTCCCTACAATGCTACTAAGGATAGTAGTCGTAAGTATATACGTGAAGCATTGAAAGAAGCTAGCGTAGAAGTTCAGCAAGATGAATTGACTCAGATAGTAAACGCTGTCTACAATTCTATGGACTGTATTGTCCCTGGGCCTATGCAAGTCATGCGTTGGATAAAGAAAAGTGTAGGAGAATACATAAGGAACGGTGGTAAGTATATAGAGTGGGAGACTCCCTCTGGTTTTATAGTTAATCAGAAACGTGATGTCATAGAGACAGAGCGGATGGAGTTACAGCTATTGGGTCGTACTAGCGTACGCATACCTAATGGTAAGCAAACACCCTGCCCTAAACGTCATCGTTCTAGTACAGCTCCAAACTTTATTCATTCTATTGACGCAGCGATTCTTCACAGATCATTTACTCAATTCGATGAACCATTCACAGTTATCCATGATTCTGTTTTATGCAGAGCAGGGGACATGGGAACACTCAATCAACTTGTGCGAGAAACCTATTCCAATATCTTTACCGAAGACTGTTGGCTCACAAAGTTCGCACAAACCGTTAACGCCTCTGAACCCCCACCCATTGTTGGAACACTTGACCCAGAGGTAGTATCCAATTCCATTTATTTTTTCTGTTAAATGCAAACACACGTCACCAAACAACCCGTTCTATTAGAAGGCTTCCAAGCTGTCCTTAAGCCTGGGGAGTGGGGCTATAAGCTCTCAGTCCTCATGAAGGATGACATTGTCAAAGAGCTAGAAGAAGAAAGAGAAGGGGCATTAGAATGGGCTAAGTCCAAAGCTAAAAATCCCAAGAGAGTCTCTATTAAACCAGAGCCTTGGGAAGAAGTTGAGACACAGCCTGGAATGTACCAAGTTAAGTTCAGCTGGAGAGATGGAGACAAGTTCATCCCAGTTGTTGTTGACACTGAAGGTACACAGATAACAGACAAAGAAACACCTATATATAATGGAAGTAAAGTAAAGATAGCTTTCTTCCAAAAACCATACGTCCTACCTACAGGAGACATTGGCACATCATTAAAGCTAAAGGCTATCCAAGTTGTTAGTCTTAACAGCGGAGCTGGTATTGTCGATGACGGAGATCTTACTGCTGAGGATGCTGCTAAATTATTTGGTAGCTCTACAGGTTTTAAGGTTGATGCTCCTAATGTAGATGCTACACCTAGTAGTGTCGAGGAGGACGATGACTTCTAATGCGAAGTAAGTTAGAAGAGAACATAGCTGATGAGTTAGATAAGCTTGGTATTAAATATACCTATGAACGTGATAAGCTCAAATATGTTATAGAAGCACAGTACATCCCTGATTTTAAAGTTGGGGATGTCTACCTAGAAGCCAAGGGCTACTTCCCACCAGATCAGAGACGCAAGATGAAAGCTGTAAAGAAAGCTAATCCAAATCTCGATATTAGAATTATATTTCAAAATCCGCTAAACAAAATATCCAAACGCTCCAAAACATCTTATGCGATGTGGGCTGAGAAAAATGGATTTCCTTGGTGTACATACTATGCAATCCCAACAAGTTGGCTCAGATGAATCAGAGTTCCTTTATCACGCACCTTGTAACAGATGTGGGTCTTCCGATGGTAACAGCGTTTACTCTGACGGACACACTTATTGTTTTGTGTGTAACCATTATGAATCTGGAGGAGAACCAAACCACCATCATCACTGCGAGACCAAACCTATGATTAAAGGTTTACCTGTTTCCTTAAAAAAACGTAAAATATCCGAAGAACATTGTCGAAAATATAGGATACATAAAGACGGAGACGTACTTAGGTTCCATTACTTTACCAAGAGTGGTCAAGTCTGTGCTGCTAAAGTAAAGACAAAGGACAAAGACTTCTATTGGGACGGTAAGAATACCGATAATCAGTTATTCGGACAACACCTTTTCCCAGACAAAGGTACACGCCTTACAATATATGAAGGCGAACTAGATGCAGTGTCTGGATATGCTGCACTACCTACATGGCCTCATGTCTCATTACCAAATGGGGCAGCTGGGGCTAAGAAAGACCTACAAAAAGTACTTGACTTAATTCAAGGCTATGAAGAGATAGTCTTATTCTTTGATAATGATGAGGCTGGAATCAAAGCCACTGAAGAATGTGCTCAACTATTTCCCGCAGGGAAGGTCAAGATAGCAAGACTAGAGAAGTACAAAGATGCTTCCGATGCCTGTCAAGCAGGTGATTCTGAGGCTATTAGGAGAGCTATCTGGGATGCAAAGACTTACAGACCAGATGGTATAGTTGATGCTAAGTCATTACTAGAAAAAATTTGCACACCTTCACCCCCCGCAGACCATGAGTACCCATTTCGAGGACTTAACGATAGACTACACGGCATTAGATATGGCGAGCTTATCACGATTACTGCTGGAAGTGGTATCGGCAAATCATCGTTTTGTCGAGAGCTTGCAGTACACCTCCTCGATAGAGGGGAGAGAGTCGGTTACCTTGCACTTGAAGAGTCCAACCAAAGAACGGCACTAGGATTAATGTCCGCTAGCGTTGGACAAGCCCTACATTTAGGAGAACATACCAAAGATGAACTCGAATACGCCTACAACAGTACTATTGCTAATTGGAATCTTTTTCTCTTCGATGGCTTTGGCAGCTATGACCCTGATACGATCTATTCACGCATCGAATACCTTGCCTGTGGACTGGAGTGTCGTATTATATTCCTAGATCACCTCAGTATATTATTGAGTGGATTAGATGGGGATGAGAGACGCATGATAGACGTGACTATGACTAAATTAAGATCATTAGTTGAACGTACTGGTATAGCACTATTCCTTGTATCGCACCTTAGAAGGACACAAAATGACAAGAACCACGAAGAAGGAGCCCGTATTACACTGGGACAACTTAGAGGAAGTGCAGCGATTGCACAGCTTTCTGACGGAGTTATCGGACTCGAAAGAGATCAGCAAGACTCAAGCAAGCAAGCTATTACAACAGTTAGAGTTCTCAAGAATAGATACTCTGGCGAATGTGGTATCGCTTCATCACTCACGTACGATTTAGACACCTGTTCATTCACCGAAAATGAAATTAAGACCGAAGACTTCGACCCCGCAACGGACTTCGATTAATCTAGCATACGACATAGAGACAGATGGACTTGATTGTGAGAACATACATTGTGTAGTTACACAAGACTTAGACACTGGTTTAGTGACTGAGTATAACGATCAAGCATCACCGTACTCTAGCGTTGTTAACGCAGTTAATGACCTCGAAGGTGCAGACAATATTATTTCACATAATGGTATTATGTTTGACATACCGCAGATCAAAAAACATTTTCCTTTCTTTGAAGGGAAAGCTAAACACTGGGATACACTTATCCTCAGTAGATTTTACCACCCAAATATATTAGACACAGATCTTAGACGCAAATGGACTGGGATGCCAGCACGTTTGTATGGATCACACAGCCTCGAAGCCTACGGGTACAGGTTGAAGTGTCATAAAGCTGACTTTGGCAAGACTACTGACTGGAAAGAGTGGTCACAGGAAATGCAAGATTATTGTAAACAAGACGTTGCCATTTTAGTAAAACTATGGAGACATTTCCAGAAATTCCTCAAGCAGTAGTTCTCGAACACGAGATCGCACTGATGATGTCACAACAAAAAGTGACAGGCTGGCCATTTGATGTAAAGAAGGCACAACAACTAGAGAATACACTACTAACTAGACTCGAACACCTAAAGGATAAGTCGATGAAGTTATGTTGGTGTGTACCTGGAAATCTATTTACACCAAGGCGAGACAACAAAAAACAAGGTTACTTTGCTGGTGCAGAGATGCAACGATTGAAAGAATTTAATCCTAGCAGCAGAGAACATATAGCTTGGTGGTTCCGAACGTTTCAAGGTTGGAAACCGAACAAGTTTACACCTACTGGTAAGGCGGTCATTGATGAGACCGTACTTAAAGAGATAGGTACAGAAGAGGCATTAGTATTCCTTGAGATTCTGATTACACAAAAGAAGCTCGGAATGTTGTCGCAAGGCACTAATGCGTGGTTGAAACTGGTCAAGGATGGCAGGGTTCACCACTCTTGCTTTATCGGTGCGGTTACGCATCGTATGGCACATTCACACCCGAATCTTGCTCAAGTAAGTTCGGATAAGGATTGCCGTGAATTATTTATCACTAACCCAAATTGGAAACTTATTGATTCTGATTTAGCTGGGATAGAGTTAAGATTATTTGCTCACTATCTAGCCCGTTACGATGGGGGACGATATGCAAAGATCTTACTAGAACAAGATATTCACCAAGTTAATGCAGACAAAATTGGAATCTCTCGCAGACAAGTCAAGACAATTACTTATTGTTTCTTGTACGGAGGGGGTAATCAGAAACTTGGACTATCTTATGACAATATGCTCCCCCTCGAAAAAGCGAAGAAGAAAGGGGCAGAAATTAGGCGAGCTTATATGGATGCTATTCCAGGCTTGGAGAGTCTTGTCGAAGATACTCGTAGAGTTGCTGAAAGAGGTAGTATTCGTGCTATCGACAAACGCCAAATTCATGTTGACAAAGAACACAAAGCGTTAAATTGTCTCTTGCAAGGATCGGCAGCAGTCATCGCAAAGCGTTGGCTTCTAATAACTGACCATAATATACGCATGAGTAACATGCCGTATGAACGTTATGCCTTTGTACATGATGAACAAGTGTTAGGGTCAGAGCCTAAATATGCAAACGACATAGCTGAAGTCTGTAAAATATCTGCATTACAAGCTGGAGAATATTACAACCTTAGACTACCCATTGAAGCCGATGCACAAATTGGCGTAAACTGGGCTGAAGTACACTGATGTTATTAATTGATTGCGACTTTATAGCTTATAAGTCAGCACAAGTATGTGAAGAAGGTATAGATTTTGGTAACGATGTTATCGTTGCACAGTCTAACTTTAGTCAAGTACTAAAAGTGTTTGATCGTGAGCTGCAAAAAGTTCAGACCGCTATGATGGAAGACGATGTAATCCTGTATTTTTCTAGTTCCGAAAATTTTAGGAAGAAAATTTATGCCGATTACAAGGGTCATCGAAACCGTAGGAAACCCCTAGGTTACAAACGCCTTGTCAACCATTGTAAAGAAAATTACAAGTTTGTCCTACGTGAAGGGCTCGAAGCTGATGACTCCCTAGGGATAGACGCTACGAGATACCCCAGCACTGACAACATAATCGTAAGTCCAGACAAAGATCTACGTCAAATTCCAGGTGTCCTATGGGATCTCACGAATGATGTAGAGGAGATCACTAAAGAGCAAGGAGATGATTGGCACTTAATTCAGACAATGGCAGGTGACCCCACAGATGGTTACTCTGGTTGCCCTGGAATAGGAGTCAAGAAAGCTGCTGCAATAATAGAAAAGAAAGACTTTAAATGGGAATCCGTTTGTCAGACTTTCAGAGATAGAGGGTTATCAGACGATGACGCTTTACTCAATGCTCGACTAGCAAAGATCTTACAACATAAAGACTACGATTTTAATACCGAACAACCTATTCTTTGGAACCCATAACATGTTAAACGATTTGTTTCCACACCCTTTGATAGCTAGAACTGGTAGGATAGATAGCTGGATAAAGAATCCAGATGGACGCTTACCTGTCAGCTGTACAGTATTTGTAGTTGATGATAGTATCGAGGGTGATAATGGAATAGAAGCAAGCTGGCGTTTTGTCAGTCATGCTTTAAGATATGGAGCAGGTGTAGCAGTACACCTCTCTAAGATTAGACCCAACGGTCACACTAATGAGAAGGGACTAGTTGCTAGTGGCCCTGTATCATTTGGTAAAGTATACTCTGCACTCAACGAGACTATCCGTAGAGGTGGAGTCTATAAAAATGGAGCTTGCGTTTTGCATCTTGACTTAGATCATGATGACATACTAGAGTTCATTACTACACCAAGACATGAACTACCTTGGGTTAAAAGATGTGTAGATCTTACTGCAGAAATGTGGAAAAACACACCTTATAAAAAAGAGTTACTAGATGGTATTAAATCTGGTGACATATGGTTAAACAAAATTAAACACCAACATGGAGAAAGAATCTACAGCAACGTCTGTCTTGAAGTTTACCTGCCCTCACGAGGCACTTGCTTGTTACAGCATGTCAATCTCGCTGCCTGTACTCTCGGCAACATACAAGAGGGTTTCGTTGAAGCTATGTCCGAACTGTGTGATCTCCATGCACGGACAGGTGTTGGAGAATCTGGAGAATACCTTGCCCCATCACTTGACAGACAAGTGGGGCTTGGGATGCTCGGTCTTGCCAACCTCCTCAGAAGATACGAAGTAACGTACGCTGAGTTTGGTGAAGCATTAGATAGAATCAATTTAGGATTAACACCTCAAGAAGGTAACGCAGCTAAGATAGCGTTTGGATTAAAGCGTGGTATCATAGCAGCATCAGATGTAGCACATGAACATGGTATGGATAGAGCATTTGCAATAGCTCCTACTGCCTCATGTAGTTACAACTCAAAAGATCTCGATGGGTTTACTGCTTGCCCTGAGATTGCACCACCGATAGCTCGAAGCGTAGACCGTGATAGCGGTACGTTTGGAGTTACATCATATGATTATGGCGAAGTTGAGATCGCCTCGGAAGTTGGCTGGGACGCATACAAGCGTGTAGCAGACGGCATAATGACAATGCTCAATAAAACGGGACTTCTTCACGGATACTCATTTAACTCTTGGAGTGATGTGGTAACCTACGACAATGCGTTCGTTGAAGAGTGGCTGGACAGCCCCCAAACATCTTTATATTATTCCCTCCAAGTTATGGGTGATACACAAGATAAGTCCAGTGCGTATGCAGCATTAGATGAAGCTGATGTGAGCGATTACTTGAGTGGGATATTAAACAAACCCGAAATCAAGTGCATAGGTTGTGAAGAATGAACCCTTATGATAAGTTATTACACAGGAAAAGAAAGTGGACTCCCGTTAAGCCAACGAAAGGAGTCCTCCTTGAAGGTAGTGAAGAAGCCATCTACCGTGCTTTGGCAATACGGCATATGGAGCTACCTGTTGGTTCCTTTATTACGGAAACCCTTAGCAAAGAGGTTCCCGAAATTGCTAGAACACTTCTCGTTGACAATGTAAAAGACGAGGAGAGACATGACCTTGCTCTCGGCTACGTTGCTGATGTCCACGGACTAGACGAGAAAGCTGAGAACGAGGCAAAGCTACTACGTGATGCGTGGATAGCTCACCCCGACCACACTATACTCAAAGCATTGGTAGCAGAACGTGCAGTATTCTTTGTTATTCTACCTTTCAATAGGTTTTGTGGCGATGCTGCTCTTAGGACAGTATCAGCTGACATCTCCAGAGATGAACAGATCCACGTTGCTTGCAATAGTCTTGTATGTGCTGATCTGGGCTTACGCCCTAGTGCTTCTTTGGATAAACTTAGGAAAGCTACAATTAATTGGATCTTTGAACCACTAAAGACCACAGCAAACAACAAATATTTAAGCAGAAAATTTTGGACTGATTCTAGTGATCGTCTAATGTATGAGGGCAAAGCCCCAGAACTTTCTGACACTAAGCGAGCTCGTATGCCCGCATTTTTTGAACATGCAAACACCAACTTACCACAGTACTCTTGACTGGGGACGTATCGAGAGGATCATAGATGAACTCGACCAGCAGTTTCCAGACAAGTTTCCAGACCACAACCTATCAGAAAAAGCAATATCCTATAGGGCTGGTCAACTATCAATTATAAGATTACTAAAAAATAAATTAAAAAACGGAGAATAATTATGTGTCTTCCAGGTTTATTCGGTGGCGGTAGAAGTAGTACCCCACCACCCCCACCACCAGCCCCACCAACTACTCCTCCACCCCCAATGCCAGTTCAACAGGCTCCTACACCTTTACCCGAAGCTCCTACTCCAGCCCCTGTTTCAGAGGATGAGACTAAGAAGAAAGCAAAGGTAACAGCTAAGAAGGTAGCTAAGAAAGGTACTAAAGGTACTTCACAACTTGCTACACCGAAGCCTACAACTGGTGGGCTACAAGGTATTAGTACACCTCAAGGAGTGAACACATCTAGCGGTGGAGGAACTACTAAACCATGAAGAAAGCACGGCAGAGATACAGTGAGTTATCGACCAACCGTGAACAATTCCTAGAGTCAGCATACGAGTGTGCGGAACTAACTATTCCCACACTTATTATGCGTAATGAAAATACAAACTATCAATCTTTTGTGACACCCTGGCAGAGCGTTGGAGCTAAAGGAGTAACTACTCTCAGTTCTAAATTAATGCTTGGGCTCTTACCTCCTAGCACGACATTCTTTAAGTTACAGCTTGACGATTCTAAACTTGGTGTAGAAATACCACCAGAAATGAAGAGCGAACTTGACTTATCGTTTGCTAAGATAGAACGAATGGTTATGGAAAGTATAGCTGCCTCTACAGATAGAGTACAGATCTTTGCAGCCCTTAAACATTTAGTTGTCGCAGGTAATGCGTTAATATATATGGGTAAGGAAGGTATGAAGGTCTATCCACTCAATAGGTATTGTGTCGAAAGGGATGGTAACGGGGAGGTCATAGAGATTGTTACTAAAGAAAGAGTTAGTAAGAAACTACTAGGTTTAGAAGAACTTGAAAATCAACCTAATGACCCTAACGATGATAGCCAAGGTGATTATGGTAGTAAAGATATAGATGTATATACATGTGTGAAGAGAGATGAAAAAGGATGGTACTGGTATCAAGAAGCTAATGGCATAACGTTACCAGACAGTCAAGGTAAGGCTCCATTAGATAAAAGTCCT